GGATCCTATTCCGCTGGGGCTGTACCGGCGCAGGGAGCGCCCCGTCCCACAACGAGCCCCACCTCGATCCGGCGGGCCTCACCCAGGACTGTCAGCTCCACCGTTGCCCTGCGCCCCCTTGGGTTCACCTTTACGATCCGCTCCTGCAGGGCCGTCAGCGGCCCCGAGGTGATCACGGTCTCGCCGTTGCTCCGCTCCCCGCAGGAGACGCCGAAGTCCCGGCCCGACCGCGCGAACAGCAGCACGGCTGCCATTTCCTCTTCCGGCACCGCCTCCGGGGCGGCCCCGCCCAGCAGCCGCACCACCTGGGGCTGGCGCTGGATATGATAGTAGGTGCGGGGGATCAGCGCCACACGCACGAACACGTAGCCGGGAAACACCGTGCGGCGCATCAGCCGCCACACACCGTGCCGCCGTTCATGCAGCACCTGAACCGGCGCGATGGCCTCCATGCCCGCTTCCGTCAGGCGGCGGGCCGTTTCCGCTTCGCTGCCCGTCAGCACCTGGGCTACGTACCACTTCGGCTCAGCCTTCATCCCGTCCCGCCTCCTCCGCGGCTGCCTCGCTCACCAGTTGCTGCAGCCGCTCCAGCAGGTCCGGGTCGTCCTGCACCATCTGGCGCATCCGCGCCTTCACATTCCGCTCTACCGACTCGATGGCGGCCAGACGTTCCTTCCGCCACCGCTCCTTGTAGATCGTGCTCCGCTGCAGCTGTACCAGCAGCCGTCCCGCCTTGTCCAGCGGCAGGGCGTCAAAGTCCTCCTCCGCCGTGGCGATCCGCCGCGTCAGCCCGTCGATCAGGATGGCCGACGCCAGTTCCGTGCTCTCTACGTCCTGGTTCTCACGGATTTGCTGCAGCAGGGCGGTCGTCTGTTCCCGCGCTTCCTTCAGCCGCCGCGCAGCACTGTTGTGCCGCATGGCATACCGGCCCACCGCGCTCCGGCTGATCTCATAGCCCTGCTCGGTCAGAGTGTCCGCGATCTCCTGGTACGTGTAGTTCACATCCGCCAGCATCCCGTCCATCTGGGCCCGGATCTCATCCGGGAACTCGTCCACTCGGGACTTGATCCGCTGGCGCTCTCTCTGCTCCCCCATGGTCAGACGTCTACGCCCAGGTCCTCGATGGTGCCCTCCACCAGGTCGATGCCTGTGGGCGTCAGCTTCAGAAACGCATCCACGGGGACCTGGCCCCGCAGCAGCTTCTCCGCGTCCTCCTCGTCGATCACGGTCACGTAGCCCTTACCCGCCAGGTAGTCCACATGCCGCGCCAGGTCCGGCACACTGATGCTGCCCGCGTCCAGCAGGCTGTTGGTGATCGTCCGCACCTCCACAGGCCCGGGCGCCACACTGTACAGCAGCATCAGGATCTTGCCCCTGATTCGCTTGTTTGCGTTCACCGTCAGATTGGCCGCCATCCTAACTCCTCCTTCTCTTCTCTATGGGTGATCCCCCGGGTTCAGCCGGTCCAGGATCTTGTCCAGCTTGTTCTCCATGCGCGCCACCGTCCGCACGAAGTCGTCCTTCAGCGTATACTTGAACGGCAGCTCCGTGATGAAGCGGTCCAGCTTCTCTTCCACCTTCTGGGTGTCCGCCTTCGCCTCCCGCTCCACCGCCTTGATCTGCTCCAGCAGGTCCTTATGCCGCTGGTCCATCTGGCCCAGCTCACGCTTCAGCAGGAAGCAGATGACGCCGTACGCCACCACCTGGATGATCCACTGTACCCACTCCGCCATGCTGCCCCCTCCTGAATAGACAAATCCCGTGGAGGCCGGATCGGCTTCCACGGGATTGATTGTAATTCGCTCCGCTCAAACTATATAGTCAAAGCAGTTGTACAAAGTACTTTGCAGAAATAACCTTTCAGAACAGGCTCTGCTGCTCCGGCAGCGGGTTGTCCTTGCAGATATTCAGCACCCAGTTTACGCTCAGCTCGTATTTCTGGGCCAGCTCCTTGGCGTTGTAGCCATTGTACTCCTTCTGGATCCGCTTGTCCCGCAGCGCCTTCACAAGCGCCTCTACCTTGGGGATGTACAGGCTGGCGCCTCCGTACTGCTCCGCCAGCTTCAGCAGCGGCTGTACGCCCAGGATCTCAGCCAGCGGCTGGTACTGCTCCGGCAGCATCTCAATGGTCAGACTATCCGTCCACTTGCCCACAGGCGCCTCCTTTCCGCTCACCCCGGCCCCCGGCCGCCATGGCCTTCAGCGCCGCGATGCAGCTGTTCGTGCTCCGCCGGTCCAGGAAGGAGGGATGGGAGATCCCATACTGCTTCTCCAAAAAGGCCGTCAGCCGCTTCGGCTCCTCGCTCCACCCCAGCCGCTCCGCCAGGGAGTAGATTAGCTGCACCTGCCCTTTGGTCGCCCGGTCCGCTGCCCGTTTCGGCTTCTCACCCGTCAGCAGCTTCAGCCGGTCGATCACCCGCCGGGCCTCCTCCACTGTCAGCTCCGACACGTGCTCCTTTTTCGCCGCCGTGTAGACCACCCCGTGCAGCTCCTCGCTGTCCATGCACCCCGCGCGCCCCAGTGCATAGATGCACTTCAGCTGCTTTGGCGTCAGGGTACCTCCGGTCATGCCCATTCGTTTCGCCTCCTTCCGGATCGCCGCCCTCAGTTCCGCTCCAGTTTCTCCCGATCCGGCTCATACCAGAAGGTGTCCAGCACCTTTACGCCGGCCCCCACCGCGATGATGTCCGCAGGCGGGTACTTTCCCAGGATGCCCTTGTCGATCTTCGGCTCCGCCTGCTTCACACAGTCGCTCATCCCGCGCTCCAGCAGCTGCCTCACGATCTCCGCCACCTTCGCCGGCGCCTTTGGCAGCGTGATCCGCGTACTCTTCCGGAATCCCACGCTCCCGAAATTCAGCGTCTTGCTCTTCTTTCCGTCCATATCGTCCCGATGGGCCTCCGCGAAGGCGCAGATCTGCGCCTCCAGCCGTTTCGTTCCCTCCAGGTAGATCCGGCTCTTCGCTTCCGCCTCTGCCTTCGCCGCGTCGATCTTTTCCTGCATCTCCGCCTCAAAGCCCTCCACCATCCGCTGGTTGTCCCCGATGGTGCCCAGAGCCTGGTTCACATCGTCCCAACTCTCAAACTCCGCGATCACTTCTTCTACCCGTTTCCGTGCCATAATCTGTTTCCTCCTATAGATCAAATCGGTATTGCTCCGGCGTCTCTGCCCGGACGGACAGCACCCGGACGTCGCCCAGCGGCTCCAGCAGGATGGCGACGTCCTCCTTGACGCCTTGGGCGTCCTCTGCCGGCGCGTCTACTTTCACTACGATGGTCAGCATTCTGCCGCGCCCCCCGGCGCGAAGTCGAATACCGGCACTTCAGACCCGTCTTCGGCGATGACTACTCGGCCCTTGCCCAGTGTCTGGAAAAGTCCATAGGCTGCCCAGTCGCAACCCAGGCCGTCGTCGGCCTGATTCGGTGGCCGCATGTGTCCGTTGAACCGCCCGATGCAGTTCTGGATGGCATCGTTGGGTCCCGCCCCCAGTTCAAGGAACTCCTGTATGCGGAACTCACGACCACACGCCGGGCACCGAAACGCCCAGTTTGCAGGATCCTTCCCAAACCGACGGATTCCTTCCGCGCGCCATTCTGCCAGCGTCTGCTTTACCATCTCACACCACCCCCATAACCGCAGCCCAGATCAGCCCGCCGCCCAGGACGCCCAGTGCAAGCCCCAGTGTACCCGCCCCCGGCGCATGCCGCTTCCCAATGCACACGGCCCCTGTGTAGCAGTAGAACAGGGCCGTCACCAGCAGATACCCTACCAGCACCACACGCATACCGTTCGCCTCCTCAATACATCAGCTTGTACTTCTTGGCGCTCTTCAGGATCTCTGCCGTGATGGGCCCGCCCTCGGCAGCCTCCAGGCATAGCTCCAGGATCTCCACGAACGTACCCATGCCCCCGTGCTTCACATCCGCGGCGATGGCCGCCAGGGCCGCCGCTGCATCTGCCTCCACACGGTACTCCTGCAGGATCCGCCGTGCCTCCGCCTGCCCGATCCCGTTCAGCTTCAGCTCCACCTTCCGCCGGTACAGCTGCGCCAGGTTCTCCCCGTGCCGCCCGACGGTCAGCAGCCGCTCCACCGCGGGCGTCCCGCACAGGATGATCGGCGTGCCCGTGTTGTCCCAGATCTTACGCAGCACCTCAAACTTATCCACATTGTTCCGGCACAGGTACTCCGCCTCGTCAATGGCGATCAGCAGGTCCCCGCGGTCCCGCAGTCCGGCGATCAGCGCCTGGGTGTTCTGGTAGTTGGTCCCCTTCAGACTGACCCCAATGGCTTCCCCGATGCTCCGCAGCAGGTCCCCAATCCGCATCGTATGCCACGCTTCGACGT